CCCCCACCGTCGATCTCACCCCCTTCGCAGCCTCCCGTTTCGGCTGATCTCCCAAAACCTGTCAAGCCCCCAAATCTCTGCAAATCCCCGCAACCCTCTCATTCCAGATCAGATAAATCTCCCTCCCTGTGGCCGACAAACTTATTTGGCACCACTCCGCAAACTTATTTGGCACCAGTGGTGACAAATATCTATGTTACTGGACGGTTTGATGGGGGCCATCGCCACCGCCCGGCTCACCGGGAGAACCACCTCCTGCAGTGCCGCCGCCGCCCGATCCACCTGATCCGGTGTCGCCCGATCCGCCAGATCCACTACCGCCAGATCCACCCGATCCAGAGCCTCCAGATCCGCTGGTGCCTGAGCCGCTTGTGCCCAGCCACGGCGACGTAGGATTCGCGCTGACAGGGGTGCCTCCCAGAGCTGCGGTTGCCGTGTCGCAAAGCAGCCCAAAAACACCCGACGATCCGTACCAGATATTGCCCTCGCCGTCCTCGAAGCTGCAGTAGGAATTGTCGCCGTCGACAAAGCATTGTTTGACGCCATGCGCGGGGTGGCCACCGCCGTTGAGCTGGAAGCCGTTTGGTCCCGTCATGACCTCCAGCGTCGCCGAGGGCATGCCTGCGAGAACCGGAATCTGACCGAGGTTCGCACCCGTTTCCGGCACCGGATAGAGGGTGATGTTTGTGGGCTGAACACGGAACAGGCCAGGGTTCTGCTCAGCGCGGGCATCCCAGATCGAGAAGCCTCCGATCGCGAGCGTTTGGCCGTTCGGCAGAGGGCAATAAAACCAGCCGTTCGGCATGACATTCCACGTCGCCATATTGTTCTGGAACGCGAAGATCATCGTCTGTGCTGAGCCTGGCCACTGATTTCCGTTGTCGTCGTTCAGAAGGAACAAAACCGTGCCGTCCGCCTGGACGAATGCACCCACACCTTGCGTCGGCGAGCCGACCTCATAAGACTGTTTCGGGAACGCCAGCGCGACGGCCGTTGCGCCGGTGTAACCAGCCGGCAGCGGTGCAGGAGGATAGTTCGGGCCGCCACCGATCACGACACCGCCAAGACCCTTGCCAAAGATGATCTTTTCGCCGCCTAACAACGTCAGCTCGACAAACTGGAAGGGTGTTGGATTCGCACCCGACGAAGTGACCGTCGATACAGTTGCAGAGTTCTTTGTGCGCCAGGCGATCGCGCACCAGTTCACGTCGCCAACCCACTCGGTGCCGGAACCATCGTTGTAGATCATCGCGAGTTTGCGGGTAGCGTAGGCGTCACAGTCGGTGACGTAGTGGAGGTGGGCCTGGCCGTCGACGAAGCCCTGGGGTGATGCCCAGCAGATCATGTTCGCCTGGCTAAAGCCCGAGGGCATTTGGAAGGATTCACTGTCGGCATTCGTACCTGTGAAGAAGATGGCTTCGCCATCTGCAAGCGGAATTATGGTTCCAGTCGTTCCACCTGGAAGCAAAGGAACGTCCGGCCAGCCAGGCTCAGCGAACGGCACGTCGTCAGGATAGTTCGCATCGCTGTAAGGGCGCAGCGAAAGCTCCACGCTGCCGGCGACAGGAGTTCGATCACCGGAGACTCCAGAGCTGTCAAGCAGCGTGATCGGCGTCTTCATCACTTCGTACAGACCCGCATACGTGGTGGTGAGTGTGTCGTCGATAGCGACGATGTCACCAGGCTCGATCAGGATCGCCAGCGCGCCCGATCCATCTACGTCTTCTGCGAAGAGCGGAGCCTTTAAGGTCGCTGCAATCGGACTTATATACGGCTGCACATCCGGTCCCAATGCTACGGCACGTTGCCAGTTGCTTACCCTCGCCACTTGATCCCAGGTCGAGTTCGCGAAGTCCGTAGGAGAGAGCACACGGTTGCGCTGGCGCGGGATGCCGATTCCGACAGCACCTTTTGCAAGCTGATGGGCCTTGTGCTGGAACTGTGGAGAGCGAGCTTTGAAGCGGCTGTAGCGGAAGCCGATGAGCCCACCGACAGAGCCCACGGCAGCGGGATAGTTGCTGCCCCGCGACTTCAGCGTCATCTGGTACACGTTGCCCAGGCCATCCGGAGCAGGCACGCTGTCCACTTGCCAATAGGTGTCGTACTTCGTGCCGGTTTTACCGATCAGAACGTAGTCTCCACCCGTCGCGCAGTGGGGTGCCACCGTTGTGACTACAGGCGCGGCGAGATCAGGAGCGTTGATGGAAGCGATCGTCGCGAAAGCTGGAGCGAGAAGGTCCTTGAAGTTCGAAACGTAGGTGTTGGGCGCGGCCTTCAGATCGGCATCGGTATGCGTGAACGAGTCCGAGTTCTGCCGGCTGAAATGGAAGACGCTGGCGCGAGGCCGATCCGCGACGATGGAGAACTTTCCGGAACGTTCGCGTTGATAGCTCCGGCAGTTGGTCAGGAGCTGAGTGACACAGGCCTGCAGCGTGGTCTGCTGGGTGAAAGAAACATCGCTCGTAAACCGAGGGCGGCCGGTCGACGGAAGGATCTCGTCGAAGTAGGCGGCTGAATCAGCGAGTGCCGACCAGTCGAACCTCGCCTTCACGGCGGCCGGTAGATCCTGCGCTCCAGCGATGGAGTCGATCAGGTACTCGGGAAAGAGCTTGCGACGGCATAACAGATCAACGTACTGCCAGACGGCGTTGCGACTAAAGGCATAGCCCGTCATATTGCCGCTGTCATCGAACAAGCGGCAGCGCGTCGTGCGCCAGAGACCGATCGGATTGATATCGGCCCACACCGTGGAGTCGTTCTGATTCTGGTTGGGCGGGTTATTGATGAGCTGCTTCAGCTGGATCGCATAGTAGGCCCAGCGGTTGTAGTGAAGCACCTGCTGGCCGGAGAGGAGGTTGAGCCAGAAAGCATCCACGCCCTGGTCATTGCCGGTCGAGACCGGTACCTGGCCTGAGCCAACGACGGAGTCGCAGCCCGGATGGAAGTGGAGCTGGGTCAGGTTATCGTTTTCGTTCTGGTACAGAAGACGGCCGAGGCCGGTGTCCCACATCTCATCCAGGCCGTCCCACTCACCTTCAGCCAGCAGCCAGAAGCCAATGCGCGTGAAGTCGAGGTTATCGTTGCCCGTGTCTTCAAGCATGCGGCTCTGAATCTTCTGTCCGGTTGCCCAGGCCAAGCCATAAGAGAGTGGTGCCACTGAGTTCGCCATCTACCAGGCCCTCGCTCTGTTGATCGTCGTGGTGAGCGTCGCTGCTGCAGCGGAGGGATTGTTCACCTCGAAGGCGGTCTGGATACCCACGAAGCGCTCCACCACCTGGCAGCTGGAGTAGGTGTAGAGACACTCCGTATCGCCGGCCGCGCTGCAGCGTGCCTCGCCCCAGTTGAGCTGGCAAGTCTCGCTTACCTGCTGGTTGGGTGTGTCGTCAGAGCCCGCGAAGAGCTGCTGCAGATTGAGCTGCACTACTGTGCCGGCGTCGCCGCAGGATAGCGTCCCATGCTGCTCGATCCACGCGAACTGAAGGTCGACCGAGTAGTAACGGAAGACAAACAGCGATCCCTCCAGCGTCGACTTCCGCATGATGCGTTCGAAGTCGCGCTGAAGCACATCGCCCGAGACGTTCTGCACCATCAAGGTGCCCGTGTCGGTGATCGTGGAGCGGTTGTAATTCAGGGTGCCGGTGCCCATCAGCCAGGCCGTGTAATCCACCGTCGCTCCGCCAGCTGCAGGCGGAATTACAGGGACGATGTTCCGCAGTCTACGGTTGCTCCAGTAGTAGGTGTCGCCGCTCGGTGTTTGCACATCGAGCAGCAGCGCTGGAGCTATACCAGAGCGTGCGCGAGAAGCCCCACCACCGGGCGGAATCGTCCTCATCGCATCACCTCAAACTTATCCAGCAGCATCCCATTGCCAGAAGACGCTAGGTTCTTCGTTGCTGGAAGGATGAGTTGCACACGGTGGATGTCGAGCGCCATTGAGGCATTCTCATAGACAATCGTCACACCCTGCTCGGCAGCGTTATAGAGGTCGATCAGTTCGATGAAGACGCCGTCGACGTAGAGATTCACCTGGCCGTATTCCGGGCCGACACCGGCCCACAGGCGGAAGCCATATCCGCGATATTCGTGAGTCGCCCAGTCACCGGCCGCTGGCGCAAGATTCTGCAGCTGGCGGGGTCGAGGGCCGAGCGAGCCGCTGTCGTCAGCGACGGCAGGGGGACGCACCCAGTTGCCGGAGTTCACCGCGGTACGCGCCTCACCGTAGTCATCGACAGGATATTGGAAGATCGCCCAGCGGTCCCAGTCGGAAGGGTATTCCAACATCGGGCAGCCGGGGATCTCCACAAACGTCCACGACGTCGACGAGAAGCGGCCGTTCACATCGAAGGTCTGCGGCATGTCGCCTACGAAGTTGCCCACATAGTGACGCTTCGTATCCCAGTCGATGAAGGTGAAGAAGCCATCCTCGAACTGCTCGAAGAATCGCTTCAGACGGTCGGTGACCAGGCAATTGCGTCGGGTGTAGTTGAGCGTGTACGTGTGGCCGGTGTTGGCTGTTTCACGCTGGTACGGGCGACCGAACGCAGGCTTGGCGATCGCGAGGGTGCTCTTGCGCGTGCGCTGCCAACCGATGTTCGGATTCATCGAATCCTTGAACTCAGGGTCGTAGCCCTTCCTGGGGTTGAGGATGTCGGTCTCAGACAAGGTCAGATCCTCCAGAGTTCTCCGCGTAGCTCGCGTTATAGGCCCCGCGAACGCTGTGCTTGTTCGCCATCATCGCGTCGGCAAAGCTCTTCGTGTCGATCGCGTTGACGTGGTTGGTGTCGCCGTAATTGAAGGTATGGCCACCGCCGCCGAAGGCCCCGTTCTGCATCGTGGAGCGGAACGCCGGCTGCATCTGCTGTGCGCCGTAGAAGCCAGCCATCTGCTGGCGATTTGCGCCTGCAAGCATGAGCCCTAGGGCATCACCATGCATGTCGGTGGCTCCCTGGTGCATCACAGTCTCACCGGCCTTCGCGTGGATGAAGCCTTCAGTGGAGCTCGTCGCGTAGTCGCCGAAGCCACGAATCAGGCCGCCGTCATGGAACTGCCCGGCGGTCATGCCGTACTGGCTACGCCCTGCCTTCTGCTCGCTGGTGAGCTTGTTCTGCGCCGCCGTAATCTCAGGCTTGATGCGGTTGTTGTACTCGCCAGTTCCTCCAAAGCCCCACTGCTTGGTGGCCTTCTTTGCCTCCATATCGAGCGAGGTGAGATCCGCGTAGGCCGACTGATAGTCCATCGATCCCATGCCGAAGTCGAGGCTGTCCTTCTCGATGCGTGGCCGCACCTGGGTCTTTTCATACTGCTTTGCCTTCTCGGCTCCACCGAAACCGACGAGGCCGATGATGGCACCTGCACCCGCACCGATCAGAGTGCCAGCGGGACCGAAGAGGCTGCCGAGCTGTGCGCCGGCCGATGCGCCCGTCATCGCGCCGCTGAAGCCGCCATTGCTCTCCACCGCAGAGAACATGCCCATGCCGCCGCTGGCAGCAGTGCCAAACTGGCCCATCAGCTTGGAGCTGCTGGAGGAGTCGGCAGCCTGTGCGCTATGGCCGTCCTCATGCATCGCGCTGGAGGCACCATTGACGGTGCTACCCAGGCCTACGACACTCTGCTCCATGCCGTAATACTTCTGTGCACTATCCAATGCCTGCTCGCCGCCATCCTTGGTGAGACCAGGAATCGCAGCGCCCACGGTCGTAACGTCGCCCGTGCCGGGGATGCCCATAGGGCCAGCGCCAGTGATACCTGCATCGGTGGCTGCCGTAGGGGCAGTTGCATCGGGAAGGCCGAGCATGCCGTAGGGACCACCACCGCCGCTGCTCGTTGTGGAGTCAGGCAGGCCCAACATGCCCAGGCCACCGCCGCCGCCAGCTGCAGTACTCGACGTCGACGTCTTTCCAGTGACGCCCGTCGAGGTGAAGCTCGAACCGCTGATGCTGCTGGCAACGCGGCCGGTGCCCGAGCTGATACCAGCCACATTGCCGCCGCCGGAGACGCCAGGCATAACCAAGCCGCCCTCGGCCGCGCCGCCACCGCCGACGCCCATCGCGTGGCCGTTCACATAGACCGTCGTCGCAGTAACGGTCATCGACGTCATGGCGGCCTTCGCGGAATCGGCAGCAGAACCCACGCCAGGCATTCCTTTGCTACCGTGTTTGCCGAACATCGGCACATCGAAGATGCTGCCCTTCTTACCTCCGCCGAGACCTGCATTCGGGCCAGCGAAGTGGGTGAGCGCGGAGGCCGCATACTGCGATGCCATCTTCTCGCCCAGGGCTATTGCTGCGCCCTGCGGATTCTTCATGAATGGTTCGATCTCGCTGGCAAGACGATCGCGCTGGGCCTTTGCCTCCATTGCGAGTTGTTCATTCATCTCACGGGCGGCCGCCACAGTGCGACGATTCGCATCGTCCTGGCTGAGCTCCTGAGAGTCCACCATCTTCTGATACGCCGCCACGCGGTCATCGTAGGCGGCGCGGATCTCCGCCTCTCGCTGCTGAGCTTGGGGGAGACTGCGAGCGGCAGCATCGCGCTCGATCTTCGCGGTTTCCTCCGAGTTCTTCTGTGCGAGGTCGCTGGTCTGGCTGGCCGTGCCGGCGTTGATCGCGGCAACGCCCTTTAGATAGGTGGGGTTGTTAGCGAAATGGTCTTTGCCGTAAACCTCTTCGGCTTTCCTTGCAAGATCGTCGAGCTGTTTCTTTCCCTCAGCAGTGATGCGCGCGAATCCCTGAACCTGCTTCTCAGCCGAGGTATTTGCCAGGCTAAGGACGTCATCCTGGAAGCGCTTGTCCGCTTCGGCCATCTCTTCATTGGACTTGGCGTGGTTTGCAGACTTTTCCCGTTCGGCAGCAGCCTGCTTCTCTGCATCGCTGCCATAGGCATCGAACTTGCCCGACGCAAGATCATCGTCGATCTTGCTGTCATTGGCTCTGCTCCGAGCTTCGAGCTGAGGAATGGTACCGTGGACGCTAGAGAGAGCCGCCTCCCTTGCGTTGGCCACGAGGGAGCGAGTAAGTTCATCGCTCGCCTTCTTCGCTTCCTTGTCGTAGCGCTCGTTGATGGCCTTGAGGGCTGAAGTGGATCCGCCGTACTCGCGAACGAAATCCGCGTAGGCCTGCTTCTTCTCAGCCATCAGAAGCTGGTAGCCCTTCAGGTCCGCATTGTTGGCCTCATTGTTCAGCTTCGCGATTGACTGGGCTTCTTGGCGGTCGAATTCCGTCTGCTTCGCAGCAGTCTCCGCGTCCGCAATCGAGTCGGCGCGTTGGCGGTCCTCGTCGCCCGCATTCTTTGCCACGTTGATCTGGCTGTACTTGTCGCGGCCGCGATTCGCAATAGTGGCAGTGAACACCAAGTCCTGGTGGTTGTGACGCTGATCTTCACTGTCTTTGTCGTGGGCGAGACTGTTCTCTCGAAGAGTGCGCGCCCGAACATCCTGCATTGCAGCGGCCTTCTTTGATTCGATCTCGATGTTCGCCATGACTTGCTTATGGCGATTTTCCTCCGCCTTGATCGTATCGTTGTCTAGACCCGCCTGGTCCTTATTGCGCGCGGTAGCAGTGAGCGACCTGGCTTTTGAATCTCGCGTGGCGTCGTAAGCGAGCTTCAGTATGCTGGAGGGATCACCCAACAGGGCCATACCTCCGCTAGGAGACTTTAGGAAATCCTGACCAATGGATCCCGCAATCGACTGCGGGAGCTTCGCGCGATAGGCGTCTAGGCCAGCCATATCGGTGCGAAGATTCGCGAGCGATGCCCGCACGTCCTCGATCGACTGTGTGTCCATGAACTTCTTCCCAGCGGCCTCCGCCATGTCCTGGTTGAACTTCTTGACCTCGTCGTCGGCCTCGAATATCTTCCTTCCTACCTTGTAGAACTCTTCTCCCAAAGCCACGCCGATCCCGATCGCTCCGAGCCCGATCATCGCGGTTTGCATGCTATTGAGGACGCCCATCACCAGCTGAGACTGGGCCATTGTCTTTTCCATGGAGCGCGGGATGTGGATCCCGAACTCGTCGCGGAAGAGACGAACGCTATCGAGAGAGGTGAGGGCGTGCTCTCCCACATGATCCATCGCCGCCGAGCCAGCCGAACCAGCCGTCTTCGCTGCCACCGCCGTTGCGTTCAGCGCGGCCGTGGCCTGGCCAGCCCCGCCAGCGACGGCAGTCCCCATCTGCGTTCCAGACGTCGCTACGGCCTTGATCGTCGTCTGCACCTTCGTGCCGGCAGCATCAAGCGAGCGGAAGCCTGTGACGGCTCCGCTCGCATCCATTGTCAGCTCGATTTTGACGACGTTTGCCATTGGCTTCTAGATTCCCGGTTTCGCGGTTATCTCTTTATCTCCTTCCCGCAGTGATGACACGAGAACTGATAGACATCGTTGGGCATGCCGCAACCCCAGCACGGCGGGTGGCTGCGTTGGAAGCGGTTGCGGGCGCGGCGGAGAACACTGAGGCCTTCGATCTCGACGGCTGTGTATTGCATCTCCGGTGCCAGCTCGCGGACGCCATCAAGCCATACCAGGTACCGCAACCAGGAGAAGTAGCCCTCGGTCTGCGAGCGGCGTGGAAGCATCTCACGGATGGCCTCAGCCCGGAGCTCGTCGGGAGTTTCTTCGATCTCGCGGCGGTTGAGCTGGTACGCATATCCCTCTTCCAGGAACTCGTCGATCGCCAGCTCTAGGGCGGTGAGGTTGAGCCCGGCCTGGCGGAGCTGAAGCCGGCCGGGCTTTGCACTACTCGGCGTCGGTGTCGGCATCGGGCGTGGGCTCCGTCACAGGTGAGCCGACCAGGATGTCTTCCTCGTTGCGGTCAAAGAGTTCCATCACCGCGCGCGCCTTGTGCATGCCGTCCATCGCTACCTTGATGTCCTCGACGTCCACCAGCGGAGCACGGTTGAAGCTGTAGCCGTCGACTTCGGCGATCATCTCGTCATAGAGGCCCAGCGCGACCGCCAGGCGTGAAGGGTAGACGGTGACACCATTGTCAGCGTCGCCGCTTGTAAGGTTGCGCGCAGTGCCCAGCCGCCACTTGCGGTACTGATCCAGCGAAGGTTGTTTGAAGCGATGCACGAGGCCGGTGAACATCTGCATCTGGCCGGCCTCGTCGGCGGTCCAGGGACAATCAAGCTTCACCTCGGAATAATCCGAGAGTGTTGCCTCGTCTGTGGCGGAGCTCACAGAGACGGCCCGGAGCACCTGGGCGACGGCCACGCGGTGACGGAATGGGACGCGTGCGACGATCTGGGGCAGCGTCATGGCATCCGTACCCTTGTAGCCCATGATTTCGCGGACGCACCTGGTGAATAGCTCTGCCAGGGCCGGGGCTTCGTCGTTCGACCGAATACGCTCATCGCCAGTCTGCTCGACCTTGGTGACGGCCGCTTCCATGCAGCGCCGCCACTCCTTCTCGCCGATGGGATTGAACTCATAACTGATCTGCGTTTTGCCCACCGTCAGGCGAATGACGCGAGACTCGTCGAGCGCTAGCAGAGCTGGCGGTGTCGAAGTGGGATTGTCGAGGATAGCTTCAGTGCTCATGCGGTGGCCTTTCGTGGTTGCGGATGAAGGTGGAGGGCGCGGCAACCTCGCCGCGCCCGTTTGGGTTAGGGAGCGACGTAGGTCTGCAAGTACTGCGGAGCGGAGTTCAGGAGCGTCAACGTCACCACTTCGCCGTTGGCGGGCTTCAAGATCGACTGCTCGTCGAGCTCGATGGTGTAGCCAACGTACTTGCTTGCCATCTCGCTCAGCTTGTCGTTCGGGAGAACGATGCGCGGATATGTGATGGTGAGCATGTTGCCGGCCGTGCCGATCGGGATCACCAGCTGCATACCCAGCTCGGTATTGTTCTCCGCGTAGTCACGGATGTCGCTGGTGTCGTTCGCATCGAGCATGATCTTCAGCTTTAGCGTGGGGTTACCGTTGGCAACGAAGGCTGCATAAACGCCAGCTCCGCAGCGCCGCTGCACTTCCACGCCAGAATCGAACGTCAACTCAAAGCTCCGGACGCGAGGATAGAAGCTGGTGAGAGCTCCGCCAGCTGGGCCGAGAGAGAACTGGGCATCGCTACCGCGAAGATATGTGGGAGCAGCCTCGAGCGCGGGAGCAGCGGTTGCGAGCGCCCCATCTTCGAATCGCCCAGTGCTGATCCAGCTCGACTTGAACTTGATCGATCCACTTTCGCTGGCAGTGAGGACCAACGTCTTCAGCGCCATATCCAGGTAGCGCCGCTTGATGGCGGTGGTGTCGTAAAGCAGGATGTTGGTCATCGCGGCCAGGTTAGTATTGTCCGCGAACGTGAAGACGTGGGAGTTGGGCGCTTGATTGACGCCAGCCGTAAACGTATCGACTCCCATGACCATCGAGAGCAGGTAGCCTACGTTCCACTCGTTGAGGCGAGCGCCCCAGCTCCAGGAGCCGTCCATTTCGACCGTCTCGATGTCCGTGGCGAAGGAATGGCCTTTACCGGCGTACTCATAGTCGGATTCCTTCTTCGGATCGATCTGGGCGAAGTCGCCGGTGCCCATGAGCTCCGCGCGCGTGAAGGCCGCATCGGGCAGAATGACGTCGGCATCGGATTGCAGCGTCGGGGCCAACGCGAGATATCTGGATTTTGACCGCTGCATCTTGTAACTGTTGGGCATGACGTCTCCTTATGACTTCAAAAAATGGGTGAGAATGTGACTTCGACGCTGATGCGGACGTAGTGCACGAGCACCTGTCCGAGCTTGCCGATGCGTGGACCTTCAACTTTGGGGGCGGCGCTCCAGTCGAGGCCGGTGGTATCGAGATCGAGCTCTTCCGCCTCGGCGAGGAACTGGCGCAGACGGGGCGGGTCGAACGCGGCGCAGATGGCGTCGACTTCGGCCTGGAAGGTCGGCTCACTAAGGCCTTCCTGCCAGCCGAGATAGCCATAGATCACGACGTTCTCAGCGCGAGAGATGGCCTCGGACGACTCGCCCTCGATAGGCATCGATCCCTCGCGTGAAATCTCATAGGCATGGATGCTGGAGGCATTGAGGTAGCGATCCTTGAAACCTTTCTCCGTCGTCGGGTTGCCGAGCATGTCGTAGACGTTTGCCGTCTCGCCGACCACCGTCTTCATCCGTGCGGCCACCAGGGCGGTGGCGATCTGTCCGCTCATACTGCACCCGCCATCATCATGCGGCTGGCGATCGCGCGCTCCAGAATAGGCGGAGCCATAGGCTCCAGGTCGATCAGGGCGCGTTCGAAGTCCTCATGCCCGGTGGTGCCCTGCTTGCGCATCTTTGTTGCGATGGCCCAGGCGATCGAGAGGGCTTGCTTCTCATCCTTCGGATCAAGCTTCCGCATCACCCAGGGAACGAGGGCCTCGACCGGCGGCATGTGCGGCCGCGCGCCAGTCTCGACAGGGGCCGCGTACTTGTCGGCTCCGCCCGTCTGGCTGACACCGACGACGAGCCGCGTCAACGCCTGCTCGTCATACACGTCGCTCACGATCGAGTTGAGGTAGACCTGCGTATCCATCGCGGCGGGCTTACCGTTGAAAGGTGAAGCGATGTTGTCCTGCACCATGCGCTGGCCTTCGACGCCCAGCAGCTCCATGCCGTCATGGATACCCAGCCGCGCGGCCGCCTGCAACTCTGGAGAGAGTCCGGTGAGGCCGTTGATTTGGGCAGTCCAGCTCATCGTTTCCTACCTGCTGTACTTCGTATGGATCAGCCGGCCGACACCCGCCTGCAGATCCTCAAACTGTTGGCCGATCGCCATCACTGGCTTCGCTTCATCGGCACCCGTGTTGCTCTCGTCGACGCCCACATGGGTGAAGTAACGGCGGCGGAGCATCTTCGCGAGGCTTTGATACTGCTGGCCCTTGTCGCGGTAGTTGACGACGTCGGCGTTGAAGATGGGGTCGCTGGTCTGGGTGTAGATGGTGGCGAGCTGCTCGGCCGCGTAGGCGGCGGAGAGATCCACAACGGCCAGAAAGTCTTTGTTCGGGATCGTCGATCCGTCCGGAGCGTGGCGGGCCGTCCAGGTGAACCGCATCACGTCCTGAAGCGTCGGTGTGTCCTGGGTGAGCAGGATGAAGTAGCCGGCCGCGGTGCGATAAAGACGGAAGTCTGTGTCGTCGATGTATTCGGGCGGCTGCTGATCGATTGGGTATTCGATGGAGCGGACGATCGAGAAGAGTGGATCGAAGATGGGTGTGTTCGGGTCGGCGAGGTTCGCGCCAGGCAGTGCAGGGAGCGGAAGCTTCAGGTTGCCCGCGTAGGGCTGTTCGGTCACGAGCTCCAGCGGGCAGTCCTTCGAATAGCGCTCGATGGCGCGAAGGACGTGGGGCGTGAGAGCCCAGAGGAGTGTCTGCTCCGTCCACAACTTGCCCGCACTATCCTGAAGGACGCTCGGGATAGCGCTTGCAATGTCATTGATGGAGTACGGAGCAGGCACTGTGTTCCTCGGGTGGAGCAGTCATTGTTGCGGTGGAATAAAAAGAGGCTGGGCCGTCCCAGGTCAAACCGACCCAGCCAAACTGGTTAGGCGTCGCGCTGGGTGAGATCGAGGTACACGACTCCGCCCTTCGGCGGCGTGGTGCCAGGGATCGCGGTGATGTCGATGGTGATGACATCGCCAGGCTTGAGGCCGATGCCCGCCGGATAGACGGCCGGGGCCTCATTGGACGTCTTCGCGTAGGTGGTGACGCCAGCGGCCGCGCCAGCCACGCTGATGGCGGGAGTAACGGCCACACCGTTCACCTTGACCACGACGGAGGTCGATCCAGCGCCGACGCCACTGTCAGCGAGCGAAAGCTCTGCGCCAGTCAGCACGGCCGACTTGCCGACCTTGTAGGTGGCGACCGAGGCGGCGACGGCCAGCGGTCCAAACAGCACCATCGTCAGATGGCTCCTACGAAACGAATCCTGCATGATGTAGCTCCTGAAGATGGAAGCGAAGATTGTAAAAAGGACCGAGGCGGCCGTCCTGGCCCGCCCCGGCAGTGGAAAGACTTAGGCGTTGACGTTCTTGCCGACGCCGCGATAGTCGGTCATGGTGCCGCCCCAGACGAACTTCACCTTGTACTGGAGCTGGTCCGCGCTGAACTGCGTTCCGACCGTAGGCTGGTTCGCCAGGAATATCTCCGGCTGCTGCTTGCCGTCGAGGAAGCCGATTTCCATGAAGGGCGCGAGCGAGGTGTCCGTGCCGTAATACCAGTCGTTGGTGTCGGTGAACCGCTCGACCACGAAGATGCGCTCGTTGTTCGCACCGAAGCGCTGGAAGAAGGAGTTCTCGCCGGCAGTGTTCGTCTGGTTCAACGCCTGGGCAGCGGCTTCGAGTTCGGGCGGTACCGCGATCCACCGCAAGGGCAGGCCGAGGAACTCGCCGGAATCCTTCTCCGTCTGCCGGCGGAGCGCCAGCTGTGCAGCCACCAGCCCGTCATAGCCGAAGGCGTTGCTGCCGAGATTGTTGTGCGCGGCGTGGAAGATGGTGAGACCATCTGCGCCGTACACCGGGTTGTTGGCGAAGAAGTTCACGATGAAGCTGCGGAGGTTGTTGCGGGCCGCGCGCGACATCTTGCCAGGCCAGCGAGCGATCGCACCGAGATCGTCGTTGCGGATCGTCTCCTCGCTGATGGTGAGGATCCCGCCACGCTTCGCCGGCGCGTAGGAGTTCTGCTCATCGGTCGGCTTGCCCATCTCCAAGTACGGCTGCCCTTCAGCAACTACCGGCAGCTCGCTGAAGTAGCCATCCCGCACGACATGCCGCAGGCGGTAGTCATCCAGATTGGCGCTCTCGTAGACGGTCTCCAGACCGTCAAGCGCATTCTCCGCGTAGTCCTGCGCCAGCAGCTTATGCATCGCGTCCAGCAGGATGTTCGGGAAGTCGGCCGTCGATACAGCTTCCGATGCCAGCAAGTGGCCATGAAAGCCGCCGCCGCCCGAGAGCTTCGACAGATCACTGTCGCCGGTGATGGTGACGTAGGCCTGGCGGATACCCCGGAAAGCAGCAACGCCCTGCGCCTTCGCGGTCTTCACGCCCAACATCGACTCCATTGCCAGGGCGAGCTTGTCGCGGGTGTCGAGAACAACGGAGCCGATACGCGGGCGGCCGACATTCTCGAAGGAGGCAAACGCCTCGCGGGTACCGGCGATCTCGGCATCGATCTTGGCATCCGAGAGATCAGCCTCAGACACGAGGACGGCCTCCAGGTGAGTGCGAACCAGCTTGCGGGCAGGCTCGGCGAGCTTGCTCTCGGTGAGCTTATTCTCGATGCGGTTGCGGGACTGAGCGCGCTGCAGAACGTTCAGGGCAGCGACGGAAGCCTCACTGGCGATCGCGGTGACAGGCGCGGGAGTCTCGCCGAGTGCGGTGATGACCTCGTCCTGGATCGTGAGCTGCTCGGCCTCGGTGGCGAGGACGGCACGCGAGTAGAACTCACCCGCCTTCGCCGCATCCTTCTTGCGCAGCGAATCGAGCAACTTCTGAAGAGTCTTGTTCATGGTGATGCTCCTGGAGGCACTTGCCGTGCCGGGGCTGGGGCGTTGCGGAGCAATCGCCGTGGAGTTGGGTTTGACCGCAGCCGATTGCGCTGCAGCGAGATCGCCGCCCATAACGCTGGCAGCGGCCAAAAACTGTCCGCCCGCACCTGCACGAGCGCAAAGATCGACGGAGTGCAGCTTGACGAGCTTGTTGATGACTAGGGCCTGCTTGCCTTCGATCACGCCTGGCTGCCCGGCAACGTGCGCCAACATGCTCAAACCAAACACGCCGAGTGTCTTCGCCTGGCGAGCCTGATTCAACTTCGAGCGAAGCTCCGACTCTGCCGCGAACAGCGTGAGGTTGCCCTTCGCAATGCCACCTTCCAGGCGGCCGTCCGTGACGTATCCGGCGATGCGCTGCGCATCGTTCGCGCCGGTTGGATCTGGGCCCTTCTGGTCCGGATGGATGCGTCCAAACGGAACGCCTTGGGCCGACTCCGCCACTTGCCCGCAGAAGTCTTCGGTGTAGTAGTGGGGCATGGCGACGCCGTTGAGTCCGCCAGTAGCCCAGCCCGGCTTGATGATCGCGATCGGGAAAGTGGTCGCTTCCTCGGCGGCCTCCGACTCCAAGGCAATAAAGCCGCAGGACTCAGCCACCGCGACATAGGCGGTCTCGACTTCCTGGGCGTTGCCGAACGTAACGTCGTCACCAGCGAGCGTGTACGTTGCGCGATACAGCGCACCGTTGGGCCCACGCGCGATCACGTAGTCAGGGAAGGTCTCGTAGAGGTAGAAGCGGGGGCAGCCGTCTTCGTCGCGGCCAAACTGAGCCAGCAGCGCCTCGGACAGACGCGTGCGGATTTCATCGAAGGACAGGTCGCTCTCTGCTGCCAGGTAGATACGGTGCATACGTCGAAGCTAGAAGCAGAGATGCCCCGAGAGCGGCGCACTCGGGGCATCTGATGAAGCTGCTGTAGATGACGCACTTCTGTGGGTTAGGCTGCTTTCTTCTTCTGGGGGAACGCATACTTGCGTCCATCGATCGTGATGGCGGTGAGGTGTTCTTCGCCATCGATGATGCGCGTCCCCTTCTTCAGCACTTGCCAGGCCGGGAGCTTGTCGATCTCGGCGGCCGACGTGGGCGCGGGAACCGCCAGCGTCTTGTTCGCTTCCTTCAAAGCAGCAGTGTGCTGAGCCGATTCGTTCTCCGGGATGTTGACCTTCGCCTGCTTCAATGCGCCATCATAGACGCCCTGCCACTTCTTCTTTTCCTCGACGGGGAGAAACTTCGGTGCTACGTGTGGTTTTGCCATGACGGTTGTGAGCCTCCTCAGCTCGGGTGGGTAGTGACGGAGATGCCATACCGCTTGAGCAGGTCGCGCTCCTGGTCACTGGGTTGAAGTAGAGCCGGATCCAGCTTTGCGCGGAGCAGGCAGTGGCAGAAGATCGTATTCATCGCAGATCCGCTTGGATCGCGTGGATACATCAACGCCTCGCCGCCAACGAGGAACGGCTCGTCGACGGGTCGAGTTTGACCGCTGGCCGCAATGTGCGTGAGGCGTGGCACACGGGCGCGGAGAATATGAAGCCATTCTTTCTCCAAGCCATTATGGCGAGTGGAGAGATCTTTGATCCTGGTAAATGACGCCAGCGAATGGATGCGCAGGATCTCATTCGAGGCGATGCCTTCGGCGCGCGCACCCGTCTCGGAGAATAGGCCGGAGAATTTGCCTCCGTTGAGCGCGCCGCCAATCTGCTCGACGAGCTGCTGGTGCGTGAGGCCGCCCAGTGCTGAGCGCTGGATCGCATTGTTGATCTTTGACGCTGTCTCCGTCGACAAACCCGTCACCAGGTCTGCTGTGTATCCCTGCGCGATCGATATCGCCCGCGTATCGATAACGGTGTGGACGGGCGTCGTCTGCGTCGCTATGGCCACCGTAGCGTTCACGTTGCCGGCGGCGTCGACATACATCTGCTTCTGGGCCCTGGCCACATCGGCCGAGGCCTGCTGGGCGAAGCTGTCCATCGTGCGGTCGATCTCTGCCTTCAGCGAGCGTAGGCGATTGCTGGAGAAGCTGGAAGGATCACCCTTGGCCAGGGCCTGGGTGATCTCTCGCGAGGCATCCCGGAGCTGCGCCAGTACAGCCTGGCGCGCGGCGGCCGGCAGTGTGGTGGCATCGTCCACCATCTGCTGCAGCTTGTCCGCATACTCCTGTGCCCTGGTCTCTGCCATTACGCCGCGTCCTGCAGACCTTCGCCGGTGTCATCGAGCGTGGCCGATCCAGCTGGCTTCGGTGCGTTCGGATCCACGCCGTCGCCGAGCTGCAGCTTCGCCAGGGCGGCCGCCAGTTTGGTCTGATCGCCCAGGCTATTCTGGTCCTTCTTCTTCTGGTCCTCCAGCTCCTGCTGAGCCTGGTCGAACTCCTCCTGAGAGTCGGGAATATCGCAGCCGATCTCGCCCAGGATGTTGTGGAAGGCGCGCGCGGCCGTGGCCTTCGTCACCCAGCCTTCCTGTTGCCCGGTGAGGAGCGCGGTAGCAATTCCTTGCAGAACCGCCGCGCCCTTCTGCAGATCCTTGACCGCAATCTCGGGAAAGTCGAGCGTGAAACCTCGCTCGATGGTCTTCGGCAACACACCAGTCTGGACCGCTCGGTCGATCACATAGTTCAGGATCCCCGTCAGCAGCTCATTCATGTTCTTCTGGCGGCCCTTGAACTTCTTCACCGCCGGCGCATTCATTTCCAGTGCGGAGGCTTTGTTCGCGTCGTCACCATCTGCAAAGAACGTACCAGGCAGCCCGGCGCCTCCCATGCCGTACTTCTTCAGAGCTCCGGCGATCTCCGTCATATCGGCTCCGTGAAACTCCGGAGTCTTCGGCTCCATCGATACCTTCTCGTTGGTAACGTAGACCCCGCCCTGCTTCGGAGGATTCTTGGTGAGGTTGTCCTTGAACTGGTTGACGCTCTTCTCATCGCCACCCGTCAGCACGTAGTGCCAGACCATCGCATTCGTCAGGCGAACCTTGTCCGCGAAGTCGAACATCATCTGGTCGAACACGTCGATCCAGTCGGCCAGATTGAAGAGCTCGGAGAAGCCGCGGCTCGCAGACTTGGCCTTGTTGATGGTGTGGTAGAAGCACTCACCCTGCAGCGTACCGAAGGCTGGATCGTTCACGTCCTCGCAGGTGCGAACGATCGGGAGCACCTTGGTTGAGACCTCTCCGATCTCTCGGCGGAGCTGCACACCCCACGGGAAGCTCAGCGTCGCCGTACCCTGGCTCGTGTCCATCTCGGCGAAGCGGATCCCGTCGATGTTCATCGGATCGACGTAGCCCATGCGCACGAAGCCATCCGTCTTGCGCTCCGAGAACGGAAGGCAGATCTCGCCGAACGTCGTTAGCTCATCACACCAGATCGGGATCTGCTGGTCGATCTTATTGATCTCGTCATTCCAGAACTTGTCGACGACGTCCTGCACCTTCGGATCCTTGCACGTCACGCGAACGCCATCGCCCACGGAATAGTCCGTGATGATCTCCACGATCCGCTTGCCGTAGGGCGTGGTCACGCGCAGGTAGTAGCAAACCTGCTGCATGCGGTCGTGCATCATCGGGTTCAAGTCGCGAAGCGTAGGCAGCGACGTGATGCGGCGGAAGCCGGCGTCCTCGCCATCACCCGAGGTGAGCGAGAAGAGCTGGGGTGCAACGGCTTCGGCCGCTAGTGCCTTCACCGGGCCCTGGGGAGCGATCGAGATGGGCGCGGGCTGCGGTTTGGGCTTGAGCGCCAGGATGGCGGCTTTGAATCCAGACAGGCTTATCGCCATGAGTTCCTCCGGCTGGGCTGTACCAGCTCCCCTCCGCGTTCGTGGCGGCGGGGGTCGAGTCGTGAAAGTGTGCGGGGAGCGGCGTCGCCCATTGAGCGGCCGGAGCTGTCGCGGTTGCCGACCTGGACATCGCCGGCAGATGCGGCGGGCTTGAAGGTGTAGTTACGCGCCAGGCCGACAGCTCCCTGCAGGGCGTCCGCGAGATCGTCCTTGATCTTGCCCAGGAAGAGCAGCTGCGAGATGAGCGTCTTTTGTGTGCCGTCCAGGCAAAACCGGATGGTGCCGTTTTCAACCAGAGGACCCATCGTGGAGATCCGCAGGAACTTGTCGGTGAGGTTCTTCACGCCCACGACGGAGATGTAGCGCCCGGTTTCGCGACTCTTCTCCTCCAGTGCCTGCTTCAACGCGGCCTGGTAGGCCTGCTCTTCTACACCCAGCGCCTGGGGCTTGTCCTGGTCGTAACGATTCAGCAGGAAGTCCAGCTGCTTCGTAAACGGCATCCGGTCCTGCTCGGCGCGGGTGATGAGGATGAAGCCCTTCGAGTCAACTCGGATCGTCACGTAGGCGAAGAAGTCAGCCTTCTCCCGAAGTGAGATCGCCGGATCCGCGTAGCTCAGCGTTACGAACTCCTCGCCGGCCAGCATGCGCATCGCCAGCTCATCTCGCGTGAAGGCGTGCTGGATGATGAAGTTTTCTTTGAAGACCTGGGTGCTCTCGGAGATCGGCAGGTTGCGGAACTCCTGATTGAACATCACCTCGCCGATGTCTTCGGCCTTCTCCTGGAGACTGGTGATGTCCCACTTGGCGGGCCAGAGAACCGAGCCAGTGGTGAACTCCTGGTCGACCGCCTCATACGTTCGCTTCTTGAAGCGCTTGAACTCCTCGGGGTTGAGCAGATGCGAGAGCAGCGAGTCGTAATGAAGGATGGTGCCGATCACGAAGATCTGGCAGCCCTTCCCTAGATTCATCACCGTACCCTTGAACCAGCGGAGCAACGCCTCGCGAGTGTCAGGGTTGGCTACGCCCTCTTCCGTCTCCAGATCGTCGGCGATGACCAGGTCAGGACGCCACGCCCGATAGCGCAGACCACGCAAGCTCTGCCCAGCTCCGCGAGCGCTGAGCGAGATCTCGGTGGTGGTGCGGATGTCATTGATGTCCCACTTCTTGTCCCCGACCAGGTCGCCGAACTCCTGGCGAAGATCGTCATTCAGTTCCAGCTCGGCCTTCACGGCCGCCATCTGCAAAGCAGCCTGGTTCTGCGTGTCCGAGATGATGATAATGAAGCGCCGAAGCTTGTAGCAGATGCAATACAGAACGAAGATGACGGAGACGATGGTGGACTTGGCATGCTCGCGCGGCGCGGCGATCGCGGCCAGCTGCTCAGTCAGCAGCATCTCGTACAGCTCAGCGTGGAACTGTGCCGGGGAGATGAATTCGCCGGTCTCCTGATTCTTCATCAGGTGCGAGCAGTACTTTACGGCGAAGTCGGAGACGTCCTTCGAAACCTCGAAGGCAGCGGCCAGCAGATCCTTCTCTGGGATGAGCCGGCGCTTCGCACGCGCGACGACGCCGAAGGCCGCCCGCAGCTGCTCACGGTTGGCCTCAAGCTGTTGCTTGTGCGATTTGTCTTGCGAACGCTTCAGCGCCATGAGCAATCTCTTCGATCAGTTCGTTCTTGATGGGTTCCAGCACGCCCCGTAGAGCCTTGCGTGTATTCAGCTTCTTCAAAACATCCTGGGCGGCGAGCATGTAGATCTCGCGGGGGTTGCCGGCCTCGGCCTCGAAGCGGGCCTTGTCGGCGTCAGCCTTGGCGATCTCCGCCGCGACCTTCTGCTGCTGTAGCTGCACCCGCTGCAGGCGCATGAGGACCAGGCTCACGTTGTTCAGCGCCGAGGCCATGCCGATCCGGTTGCCATCACTGGCCGTCCGGATCATCCCGAAGACCTCGCGGGTCATGGCGTTCATCACGGCGTCGTTCATGCCCTCGATCTTCAGCTCGCCAAGCTTCTCGATGAACTCCTGCGCCGCATTACCGTCGTCGATGACTTCCTCACGCGCCTCTGCCACCTTCGCGTGATACCAGTTGTGGAGTGTGCTCTTCGAGAGCTTCATCTCCGGGAAGAGCTCCAGCGTCTCCAGCGGCAGAGCTTCCCAGTCGATGAATCCGCCCTTGTCCTTCGCCCAGTCTTTTGAATACGGCTTGGCTGAGCGCGCCTCCAGTTGCTGCCAGGTCAAGCCCTCGGGGCCGTTCCGCAGGAAGCGGATGGCGTCGTGGATCGCTTCCGGCAGCCGATCGATGTTGAAGGGCTGATGCGTCTGCCTGGGCTCACCGGTCTTCGGGCGGGGCTTACGTTCTGTTTTGGCCATTAGAGGAAGCTCACGGCGGGGTGGTGGGTCAACTCGTCGGCCAAGTCCTGGCCCTCGGGACAGATTTCGATACGGTAGAGCATCACCCGCCGCGTGACCTGGTTCCGCTCCTGCTCAAACTTCACCCAGTTGCGGCCCTGCATATCCTGCAGGATCGTGACCACGTCTTTCATCTCGCAGTCCCAACCGTTCGACTGCAGAGCCGCGCATACCTGCAGATCGTCCAGGCGAGATCCCTGGGCGAGGTGCCGCCCGGCAAGGATCGTCAGAACCTCACCGCGAAAGCGGCTCTTTTTGCGCGTGCTCCATTCGGACATCATGCTTCGTCATCTCCCTCGTCGGCGGCGGGCTCGGCTGGCCGGTTGATTCCCATCTTGTCTTCCAGGCGTTCCAATGCCCGGTCCTGCGCGTGCAGCTTCCTTAGAACTCGCTTGCTCTGCTGTACCCCTGTCGAGATCAGGATCTGGAGCGCCTCAAATTGACGATCATCCTTGGCTGCTGCCGTCTCGGCCGCCGTGGCCAGCCGTTCCTGCTGGGTGGACATCCGGTCGATCGCCGCAGACATCAGCGCGTCCGACTTCTCCCTGGCGCGGATGGAGGCGACGGCGATATTGTTCAGCACGTAGAGAAAGCCTCCAGCCAGGAGCGCCTGCGGTCCCCAGGCCCTCAAGAGCGACGACCAGGTCTCCGGGTCCGACCGCAGCAGCTCCACGACCGCCAGGACAAAGGAGCCGCCCCCGATGAAGGCCGTACCCTTCAAAGCGAATTTGCCGAGCTGCGCAATCGGCGAAGGTGATTCCCCAGTCGGGGCCGAATTTAGGTTCAAGAACGTCATTTAGCCGGCGTCTCCTTCTGGATCTCGTCGACCAGTTGCCCGGCGTCCGTCACCAGCGCGATCCCCGCAACGCCCGCCAGCTTCGAATTCTTGCCCAGGACAGCCTTACCCAGGACAGCCGTGTCCGTCAGCACCTCCAACACCTGCGCCTGGTGCGCCGCCAGGGCGGAGCGGAAGCTCGCTGCGAACAGCCCGAGGGCGACCAGGGCGACCGTCGATGCCGTCGTCGGGGTGAGCTTCCCGAAGAACACCAGGATGCCCGTTACGGCGATCACCAGGACGGCCACCAGGTACGTCTTTTTCCCTGCGAGCGCCGCCCGAAGGGCAGCTACCAGGAATCCGAGGGTGTTTCTCATGCTGCAACCGCTTTCTGCGACGGGCCGCCGTCGCGCGTAAATAGGTCTGTCAGGGCTGGCGCACCTTATCTAGGTACTCAGCGACACCCCGTTCGCCACGAGCGCGTCCTTGATCTTCGACTCAGCAACACTTTTCATCCCGAACGGGGCATGTGTGACCTCGATGCTCAGGACGGATCCGTCGAAGCTCCAGTTCGCCTCCGCGCCGGCCTTTTTGATGACCCCGCCTTTGCCGTCCAGGCTGATCCCTTCGGCTGCCCGGAACTTTTCCGCCAGCCCGTCAAACTGCTCTTGCGTCAATTTCGCTGTAATCACTTCAACCTCCGGCCGTTGCCGATATGCCACTCTGTGCAGCTGCTGCATGGGTACGTCTCCAGCCAGCAGGTTCGCTTTATCGTTCCTTCAGCCCGTATCCGCTTCAGGTCTGCCTCGGCGGCAGCTTCGGACGGATAGGGATCCTTCCCCGCGCACTCAGCCGCCCAGCGCCGCTCGTCGACAACGTTCACGACTGGCGACCGAGAAAGCTGAGACATAGAGCCTTTCCTTCTGGGGCCGGAGATCGTGGTTGCGATCCCCGGCCGAGCCCGCTACATCCGACCGATGCCCATGAGGCGCGGCCGAGCTTCATCCCGTTACACCATCCGGTCAACGACGGCCTCGAAGGCCGAGTCTTCCAGCTCCTTTAGCCAGGCGTCGCGCTCATCATGCGTGAACACCAGCTCGTTACCCTTGGCGTCAACGCATGCCTTGCCGCGTTCTGCCTGGCACTTCGGGCAGCCGACCGTGAGCGACTTCCCCACGGCGGCCTTTACTTGCCCCAGCCGACCAGCAGGCCAATGACCGGCTGGTAGCCAGAGCCCGAGTTGACGGACGACTTGAGCACTCGCGCCGTAGGCATCAGGTACCATGCACCGCCGTCCTTACTGGTTCGGAATTTGAAAGGGACTCCCACGCCGGTCGAACAGGCCCAGCCCGTATTCGTTCCGGTGTAGGAGATGCCCGCCGCAGTTGGCACAAAGATCGAGAAGCCGTCGATCGTGGCTACTCGCTGGGCGATGCCGATGGCGACGTTCGTCGTCACAGTGAAAGGCTTGGTCGTTGCCGGCAACGCGTCGATCATCGTGAAGGCGTAGGTGCCCGAGGCGTTGACCTGCTTGGCGTACAGCGCCGAACCAGCGAAGGCCGGGCTCGCACCCGCACTATAGGAAGCGCCGCCGAGGTAGAGGTTCGAGACGTCCTGAGCGGCCGCATACTGGGGGCCGCAACTGGAAGCGAGGGCTGCGATGAAGAGCAGCGAAATACGGAGTAGACGGTGCATGGTACCTCCAGCCGGATCGCCGGCGCGATTTTGTTCAGGAAGACGTTGCATCCTGAAGAGCTTTGGACTGGTCGCCGTGGAGAAGAAAGGAGTCGCCGGAGATCATCCTGACTACCGTCCCCCAGGCAACGACCTCGAAGGACTCGACATGGTCGGGGTTCACGTAGACCCTGCGAGGGCTCATCGCCGGTAGCTCCAGAAACCTGACCATCGCCACTCCTAGGCTTCGTTCGTCGAGAGCGGTGAGCCGTTGGCGGCCAACAGGACGGGCTGGCCGGCGGGATTGACTTCGCTGGGCCAGCGGATCGCCACACACCGCGCCTTGGCAACACGCGTGATGCAGACCGAGTCCGACTGGTTCCCACCGAGGACGTGATACGCATCAGCATCTTCGGCGACGTAAAAGCCGACATGGCCGCCGCCGAGCCGCTGGAAGACAAGCACCGCACCAGGCACACCCTTCGTCAGGGCCTGCCCCCAGCCGCGCCAGTTGAGCGCGCCGAGGCTCTGATCGCCGGGCGTATGGAAGCCCGCCTTGGTCATCACCTCGTCAGCGAACAGCCCACACCACGGAATGGTGTGGGCGTTCGTGAAGTACTTGGCGATCCATCCGCCCAGGGACTTGGCCCAGCCCACGATCTTCGCGTTGTCACGAATCTCCTGGTCGCCGATCTCGGCGCGAGCGATGGCCATCCAGGCAGGTTCTCCTGGTGCGGGTTGCCGCAGGTCAATCGAGGTAGGGGTTGGGCCGGTAACTACGGGTGCCATCGCATCTCTCCTGGGCGCTCACGCTGGGCCGGTTGAGTTGCCGCGTTCCGGTATCTAATCGGAACGCGGCTTCTCGGTCGCCTGCTCTGGCTGTGAGTCCACTTTCCTTTCGTGACCGATCGGTGTAGTGGGTGCTTAGGTTGGAGAGTAGGGTTGCGGCCGCCGCGCCCGAGGCGCAGCCGCGACACATGAATCACCCGCCGTAATTGACGTACTTACAAACAAGAGAGCCCGAAGCTCTAAGGCTTCGGGCTCTGGTCTGTGAAAGAGCGTATCACGCGGCGGCGGGTAGCTCGATCGGATAGTTCGCGATGAGCAGCTCAGCGGCGTCGCTGCCCTTGTGTCCGCCGGCAATCGTATACGGCACCGACACCTCACAGACGTGCAGCTTGTGCTTCGCCGCCAGCGCTCGGATCTCCGGGTGGTCATCAAAGCTCACCAGGCACTTGCCCTTCAGCTTCGCGATGGCACGGAACATCTCAACTCGACGGGCACCGTCAAGCGGATCATAACGCCCGTTGCCCTGGAACTCCACATAGGGCGGATCGAGATAGAGGAAGCTCCCCGGCGAGTCATACCGTGCAAGGATGTCCGCGAAGTCGCGCTGCTCGATCTGCACCGAAGCCAGCCTCTCGGCCGTGCGCTGGAGCGTCTCTCGCACCGAGGCTAGGGAGCGGCGGTTCTTGCCGGGCTTCGCGTTGCTGCTGGCGAAGTGCTCGCCCTTGGCGCTGAAGCTGTACCAGGTCAGATAGACGAAGCGCAGGGCGCGATCGACCTCGCACTCCGGATCCGCCGCCCGCAGCTCACGGAAGCGGCCGGCATGGATGCATTCCAGCTCCAGGCGCTCGGCCAGCTCGGCCGCGCGGTGCTTCACCACGCGGAAGAAGTTGGTTACATCGCCGTTCAGGTCGTTGATGACCTCGCGGCGGCTGGGCTCTTTGGCGAAGAGCAGCTTAGCGGAGCCGCAGAAGACCTCGACATACAGCGAGTGCTCCGGCAGCAGCTTCAGGAGAGTTGGAAGGAGGGCTCGTTTCCCCCCCGGCCATGCAAAGGCAGAGTTCATACCTGCAATACTCTCTCCACACAGAGGCGAAGACAAGGCGAAAGTTATGTGGCGCTGTTTCTGATCTCAGTGACCAGGGCGTGAGAGAACCAACCTTCGTCAACACCAGTGAGATACATCTCGTTTCGGGATCCGCGAGTGCAAAAGACGAAGCCATTCTTCACACACTGCAGGTAGGTGATATCCGCAAGGAGTGTTCGCTGGATCCCATGCGGCCCCTGGAACCAAAGCGCACGATCAGTCACCACGAGATTGCCTTCGGCGATCGGAACCATGCCCTCCACCGTCGCTCCTGGTTGATAACTCCCAACCCTGGAATAGAGGCCTGGCACAACTTGCATGCTGACTCCTGCATAGAAGCCGCGCTGATGTTGGACTTCGTCCCGCTGATACTGCGCTCCTCCGAATACCCATGCCAAGCGTTCGCCGCGCTCATACATAAAGCCGAGATTCGGATTCTCGACGCGGTCAGGAAATTTACCCGCCGCAAAGTCTGCAAGTGTCACCAGCATCACAAAGCGCGGCCAGGCACGGTCGGGCACGAAGGCCGGGTTGAAGTCGAAGGCAGCGCGGAAGTCGGCCATCGGCATTAGCTGTTCGAGGGTTGGCCGTTCACACCTCACGACAAGTCCGGTGACCGCATCTGCGAAAACTGATGCCGCCATCAGTGCCGCTGGTTGAAGGCCGAGCGCAGCGCGAGCTTCGCTTACTACGCTCCGAAGATCAGACGTCCTGGATTGAAGTACAGCCTGCATTGCGCGCCGGTGCCTGGATTGCATCTCCAGCTGCTCCTGTTCACTCTTATCAATACATGCCTGGTGGGCCTTCTTGAACATCCCAGCGGGAAGTCCGCAGAGCGAACACGTCGCCATTCATTACCTCTTCTTCGGCGGTGGTGGTGGCTCGCCGATCCATTTCACAACTTCGCCTACGATCGACCAATCCCCGTGCGCCTGCAACACCTGCACCTGGTGGCGAGGGGATGTGTGCTGAGGTACGAGCAGGTACATATCTGCGTTCTGCCGACGAAGCCACTTGATGGTGACTCCATCGCCGTCCCTGGCGGCGACCATCTTTCCATCCAAGCTCTCCGGCCTCCGAGTGGCTGTATCGACCAGGACAATGTAACCGCTCTCAAGGATCGGCGACATCGAGTCACCTTCGACCTCCAAACCGATGAGCTTCCCTCTGTGGCGAACCAGATGCTTAGGCAGTTGTAGAACGTAATCAATCTCCGACTCGTCGATTGAACGCGTTGTGCCGGCGGCAGCAGAGTCGCGCAGGACTGGAATCTGGAGCATTTCGACCATGCTCGCGGCCGCCGTCTCCTCAAAGCCGGCCTCAGCCATCCACATCTGCTTATCCGCTTCAGGAGCAAGCTTCGCGAAGATCAGGAAAACCTTTGGCGTCGGTACATTGACACCCTTTTCCCAGAGCGAAACCTGCCCCTGAGTGACCTTGCAGGCAATGGCGAATTCCGTCTGATTCCAACCAGCCGACTTACGCAAAGCCTTGATGCGCTCTTTGAGCGGGGGAATCGAGTTATCCACCGATTTATTTATTCCTGAACTCTTATTTGTCGTTGACACGTTATTAGTTCACTCGTAATGTGAGGGAGTCACTAAGGAGCACGGATTTTGGCGCGACAGAAAACACCTCCCGAGAATACCAAGACGCCGCCCGAAGCACGGCGGGCAATCGAATATGTCGGGTTATTTACTCGCGTAGCGCAGAAGGTGGGCGTAACCCCCAGCCACGCCGTCCAGGTAGCCAAGAACAAGAGGACCTCTAAGCGGGTGCTGGAAGCCATCGTCACAGAAGTGCGTCGCATCGAGCGGGTCTCGGGGCGTGCTGCATGAAGACGTCCCTTGAGAAGGCAGTAGCCAAAAGAGACCGCGCGCTGGCGAAGCACGAGCGTTTTGTTGCGAAAGCGGCGAAAGCTCGCGAGGAATGGATCAAGTGGTCCGCAGATGCAGCGGTACTCGGCGCAGCTGCTTCGCCAGCTAAGCTTGCTGTCGTAGCTGCCCGTGCAGCACACCATGCAAAGCCTCACTTCAGCGCCATCGCCCGTAGAGCTGGCGTAACACCGCAGCATGTCCGCCGCGTATTCCTTGGGCTGAGCACGTCGGCCCGCATCATGGCGGAGATTCAAGCCGATTTGGCTTCGCGGGATTCGGGGGTGGCGGCATGAGCAATTCATCGCACCCCCACTCTCGCAGTACGGCCCACCGCCCGTCATCGGCTAATTTGCCGTTCCAGATTTCCGGTACGACGGTAACTTCCAGGGCTGGGGTCGACGCGCAGGGCTCTTATGACGACTCAACAGTAATCAGAGAGTTACTTGTTCGCAGCATCAAGAAGAGCGGTCTAAGCCGCCTATCCATTGCAGAACGAATGACTTACCTGTTGGGACGCTCGGTAACGGAAAAGATGCTGAACGCGTTTACCGCAGAGAGCCGCGATGACCGCCGCTGGCCCGCAGAATTCGACCGCGCCTTCTGCGAAGCCACCGGAGACAACTCTTTACTCCTCGACCGTGCCCGCCGCGCCGGCCTCATCGTCATCGACGAGGAGCAGTTGAAGCTACTGGAGATCGGCCGAGCCTACGTCGAGCGCCAGCGCGCTGTTGCAGAGTTTGATCGCCTCGAACGCGAAATGAATGGAGGTGGCAAATGAGCGCCGCCCCAGCACTCGTCGTAAAGCAGAACTGGCCGAACACGGCCCACATCGGGCCACCTGCCCCGGAGCAGTGGATTAGCCGTGAGCGCTTCCTCTCCCTAGCCGACCGCACCCGCCAGTGGCTTTATATCGAAGAGACGGCGGGGCGCATCCTTAGCCGCGACACCTCTGACAAATTGTCGAACGGCCGCTTCGCCCGCGAGTATGCCGTGTCTTCTCTCCCCGCCCAGGCCCGGCAGCGATACGAGGCGGAGCAGTCCAAGCTCCCCGTCGCCATCCAGCCATCACTCCCATTCTTCGGCACACCCCGGCTGGTGAAGGAAGCCCCCCGCGTTCGCCTTCACCCGGCGAAGTCTACCGAGGCCGAGCGCAAGCAGCAGGTATTGGAGCCCATCCTCGCGATGCGCAACGAACATGCCCGCCGGATCTACGCGCTCATCTACAAGCTCATCGACGGCACACCCGTCGACAGCCAGAACCGGATGATCCAGTACCAAGTCGAGAAGTATGGCCTGCAGGGCGAAGAGTTGAGCACCCGCACCATCAAGCGCTGGATCGCAGCCCACGACAAAGAAGGCATCGCCGGTCTCGCTCGCCGCCAGCGCAAGGACGCCGGCAGCAGCCAGTACTTCACCAAACCGGAGAACCTTCGCGCCGCCTGGCTGGTGGCCTACCTTCACCTGGGCGACGGCATGACGCCCGGCCTGAGCGTTCAGGCCTGCTATGACATGCTCACCGTGCAGCGCGGCCTGGTCGGGCTGGAAGAGGCCGACCTGCCGCACTACAACACCGTGCGCAACTTCCTCGCCGCAATCACTCCGGCGCTGAAGGTCTACGCCACGCGCGGCCGCAAGGAATACGCCGAGCGCATGTTGCCGTATCTCAGCCGTGCCCACTCCGAGCCGGCGAACTCCATCTGGGTGTCGGACACGATGGTCTCGGATGTGGAAGTCCTCAACGATATCTACTCTGGCACGAAGCTGGGAGCGCCCGTCCGTCTCCGCCTGACGGCCATCATCGACTACCGCAGCCGCTACCTGGTCGGCTACAGCTGGGCCTGGGAAGGTTCCAGTCAGAGCATCGCGTCCGCTCTGCGTATGGCGATCAGCCACCACGGCCCCTGCGAGCTGTTCTACGTCGACAACGGCAAGGACTTCGTCAAGGTCGCCGCAGGCGCTCTGCCTGGCTACGTCCAGCCCGGCGACATCGAGGGTTGGTTCGCCAGCGAGATGCGTCGGATCGACCAGACCGGCATCCTCGCCCGTCTCGGGATACGCGTCACGCATTGCATCCCGCACCACCCGCAGTCGAAGCACATCGAGCGCTTCTTCCGCACTCTCCACCTCACGTTCTGCAAGTACTGGCACACCTACACCGGGGGCAAGCCCAGCGAGCGCCCGGACAACACCGCGGCGCTCATGATGCACCACCGCAGGATGCTGGCGGCCGGAACCATCGAGAAGTCGCACCATCCGCTTGCCAGTGATTTCATCCGCACGTTCGAAGCCTGGGTGGAGAAGTATCACGCTCATCGCGGCCATCGCGGCCAGGGCATGAACTTCCGCTCCCCAGCCGAGGTCTTTGACCAGGAGCGCAACCCGAAGCAGAAGCCGAAACCGGATGCCGAGGCTCTCGCCTGGCTGCTCTGGGATCATAAGCGCCCCGTGGTGCATGAGTGCCAGGTGCGTGTGAACAACCACGACTACGCCCCGGTGAACGAAGTCCAGGCCCAGCGGATGTTCGAGCTCAACGAGCAGAAGGTCACCGTCGCCTTCGATCCGCTCGACCCTTCGATGGTCGCTGTGCTCGACGAGGACAACCGCCTCATCACGACGCTCGAAGCCAAGCGCCTGGTGCGGATGGCTCCGGACGATCCCGAGACCCAGCGCCAGATCGCCGCGATATCCCAGATGCGCGGCTCGCTCACCAGGACTGTCCGCGAGCAGCGCACCTCGCTGATTCGCACCGGCAAGGAGATCGGCGTCCTCCACCCGATCAAGCTGCTCGCCAGTTCCGCCGAGGCCGGCATGACGCTGCCCTCCACCATCGACATCGCCGATGCCGCCGCCAGCCGGATCACACCGCGCAAGCCCCGGCCAGAGGACGAAGAACAACGGGCCCCTATGTACGCCAACGATCTCGGCGCAAAGATGTTCCGCCGCCTGCAGGAGAGGAAAAAGTAATGGGACGTGTCACGGAAGAGAAGATGCAACAACTGAGCACCACCCTGCCGCCACTGGAGCAGACCGTCGCCCGCGCTCGCGCCTACATGGCGATGGCAGACATCCGCATGCCGCAGTTCGCCCAGCTCGTCGGCTACGCCACCACAGGCATCGTCGCGGTTCTCAACGGCACCTACACCGCCAACGGCCGCACCGATCTGCTGATCCGCGAAGCTCTGGAGTCGGCGATGGATCGCCACCCGATCGGCGACCTCACCAAGGCATCTGCAGGGCGGATGTACGAGACCGAGAACGTCAAGCAGATGCGTGACATCTTTACCTTCTGCCACAAGTACCAGGCGCTCGCGGTCGTCTACGGGCCTCCAGGCTCCCAGAAGACCTTCGTCCTGGAGCAGCTCGTCGCAGAGTTCAACCAGCGCGAGCTGGGCGACGAGCACACGCGCAATCTCGCCTTCCTCGTCCGGGCCTCCATCGGCATCCGCCCCCGCGACCTGGTCGCGAAGATCTGCAGGGAGGTCGGTGCCTACTCAGGCGCCACTCTGCAGGGCTGCATGAGCGGCCTTCGCCAGCGCCTGCGCGGCACCAAGACGGTCATCGTGCTCGACGAGGCCCAGCTCTGCGGCATCGATTCCCTGGAGGCCCTGCGCGAGCTGCACGACACCGACCCCAAGCTGGGCATCGTCCTCGCCGGCAGCCATCAGCTGAAGAAGTTCTTCGACGGCCGCGCCTCCGAGCTAGAGCAGTGGAACTCTCGCCTTCACGCGGTGACGGAGCTCAGCGGCGTAAGCGACGCCTGCGCCCGTGCCATCCTCGCCGCCGAGTGCCCGGAGCTGAGCGCCGACGACATCGACGAGTGGATCGCCGACGCCAAGGTTGCCGACAAGTACAGCCGCGATCGCAACAAGAAGTACCTCTCGGTTCGCCGCCTGTTCAACAGCATCGCCACGTTGCACCGCCTCACCGCAGAGGCAGAAGGAGCACAAGCATGAGCGCAGAACGGATCGTCATGGAACCTAACCCCCACGAAGAGTTGCTTAGCCTCATCAACAAGGGTGCTGCCAGCTCCGAGCCCACTCGCATCGATCTCACCCTCGAAGATCTGAACAAGGCCCGCGTCGAAATGGGCTATCCAGCCATGACGCTCGACGGCACTCTGATCAGCACCCACCCCGACAACATCGAGCGCTGGCTCCGTCGCCCGTATGGTATCCACGAGCGCCACTGGATCGAAGAGGCCGCCAACGGCACCTCCAAACCCTGCCCGTGCGATCAGTGCATCCGGGCGCGCTGCCTCCAGGAGCAGGCTGATGAAGCCCGCCTGGCGCACTACAGCGACTGGGAACAGCGCCACCCTCGCCTCTACGGTCTCGTCACTGTGCTCGCGACAGCTATCGGATGGACTCTGTCCCTGCCCAGCCGCTTCGAACGCGCCGTGGAGGAGATGGATGCCCGCAAGATCATCCGCCACCTGGACGTCTTCTTCGCCTTCCTCTTCGGCCTAATCCTCATCGCCTTCGGCGTCATGATGGTCGGCGGCCTCATCCGCATGATCGCCGAAAGCTACCCCAACTAACCTCCACGCCCCACCAACCCAGAAGGAGCCGTATCGACCATGACAGCCACGATGTCCACCCCTCCCACTCCCGAGCAGATTGACAAGCTCATCCTGCTCTATGAACAGCAGCAGGACCAGGCAGACGCCGCCCAGGCCGCCGCCGACGTCCTCGCCGAAGGCCTCACCAAGGTTGTGCGCGAGTTTGGTACAAGGCCCGAGAGCGCGGCCCAGTCCATACGCTTGCAGGGCGTCCACAGCGAAGCCCTTGTCACGATGGGCGTCACCCGCAGCCTGCACGAACCGTCGATCCAGCACCTCCGCGAATACATGAAGGCCCAGCAGCTCCTGCGCTACTTCAGCAATATGTTTGCTGAGAGCACGAAGTACTCGCTGATCGACGGGGCCCGCGATGTCCTCAACGGCCTGGAGATACCCAAGCGCACCCGCGAGAAGGTTCTCCAGCTCTTCGGCATGTGCATCACCGTCAAGGATCAGAAGCCGAAACTCACGATCAAGGCCGTCAAGCCCGTCGCGCCGAAGAAGTCGCGCGGAAAGAAGGCTGCATAATGGCGACCGCCAAGCAATACGCCGAAGCCCACGCGTTCCTTCGTGAGTTTGCGGCCATCCACAACATCGGCAAGAAGACGCGGCCCTTTGCTCTCCATCAGCGCATTCACGCCTGGCTGCAAGCGAATCCCGATCCTCACCCCTATGTGGAAGGTCACATCAACCGACTCGCTGAGATGTCCTTAGCTTACGAGCGCGCTGCTGGCGTGATCGAGAGTTCGTGCAGCACCGCCAGCGAGGCGGAGCAGGACTTCATCGCTGGCCTCTGGTACGACCTCGACAACGTCGATGAGATGGTCGGCGACGTCACCGACGAGGCCGAATACCTCGACTCGCGCAGTCTGCTGGAGCACCACCCAGACAATCACCGCTGGGTGAGGATCTGCGACGAAGGCGAGCCTCTGGCGATCTCGATCCCTGTCCTGGGGGTGATCGATTGATCCTCGCCACTAACAATCCCGCCGCCGAGCTCCAGGAGCTGCAGGCCGGCATGCTTCGTCTAGGCGTCGCCGAGTTTCTTGACCTGGTGATGGTCATGGAACATCGCGTCGTCGTCGCCTGTAAAGCCAACCGAGCCGCTCTGTCCGCTCCCTTTATCGCCGTACCCGTAGATACCGCCGCAGTGCGGACACCTCGACCGCTCGGAATCAAGCCGGGCGATCAGGGACGGCGGTATGAGCTTCCCGCACACTGTGCAGGTGTCGGAGAGGCTTTCGATCGGGATGCTGTATCGCGAGCGCCGAGGCATGCCAGCATCCTACCCGACCCGCCTGTGGAGGCGCTCCGTTGAACGCCGCCATCCAGCGCTGTGCTCATCTCCGCAAAACCGGGCGGGGAACGCGGACTGTGATGGCTATGGATTTGAGCGTCGAGCTCTGCAAGCGATGTGTCCGCGAACTGGATACCCGCCTGGCAGAGGTCGCCAAAGCAGCAACACCCATTGAGCAGTTAGCCAGCAATCAGGAGGTCATTATGGGAAACGGATGCACCTACATCGTCAATAAGGCTTTTACGAAGCCCTGCGGAATCATCTGCGACGCCGGGCAAACGCTGTGCCCACGTCACATCTTGCTCCGCCAGTTGGAAGTCCAGAAAGCTCACCAGAAGGATCAGGAGAAGCACGCAAGGAAGGTCGCCGCGCTGAAGGGCAAGGTGGCCGCATGAGCCACCTCACGCACTTCGCCATCCAGGTACTCAACCACGTCGACAACGTTCTTGCCGGCCGCGACTGCCCCTGGCCGCTCAGCCAGCACGAGCGCGATGTCCTGCAGGCCGTTCGCGGCCGCTCCGGCAAGAGCAACGCGATCGCGCTGTCACGGCTGATGGAACTTACCGGCATGGATGAGCGGGGCGTGAAGGCCGCTGTCAGCGATCTCCGCAAGAACTTCAAGATCCAGCTCGGCGCATCGCGTGGCACCCCTGGCGGCTACTACCTGATCGCCACCGCCGCCGAAGCGCACGAGTCTGCCCACCACCTTGTGCACCAGGCCACCAGCATGCTCTCCGTCGCCCGCGTCCTGCTCGGCCGCCAGGCGATGGCTGAGCTGCACGGCCAGCTCGCCATCAAGCTCGATCTCGCCGAATCCAAAGAGGAGAACCTCCATGCCGCGTAAGTCTCACGTCACCTACTACGACCTGCTGCAAGAAATCGCCATCGTCCTCCTCCTCTTCGTTCTGGCGGTCGGCTCGTTCGTCGTCAGCATCAGCCAGACGCCCACTCCGCCGTCCGACACTCGCGAGGTTCTGCAGGCCCGCTATGACGCCCTCAACCATCAGTACTGGCGCACCACGGACACGCGGGAGATGACGCTCATCCTCGATCAGCTCGACCAGGTCGACGCGAAGCTCACCGCGCTGAACATCGCCAGGCTCGATGCCAACACGAACGTCTTCCTCCGTCTCTACGGCCAGATCACCGCCACCACCGGGCAGGGATCGTATGCGACCTTCCGTATGCATGACGCTGCCGTGCTCAACGATCTCACCTGGACGCCAGGAGCGACCGGCACCACTCCACAGGCGACGCTCTGCAGCAAGAGCTTCCACACCGGAACCGTGCGCAATGTGCCCGAGAGCATGAAGCAGCGCGTCTGCCGTAACTACGGTATCGCGCGGGCCGACTGCACGGGCAAGAAGTATGAGATCGACCACCTCATCTCCCTGGAGCTGGGCGGCTCGAACGATGAGGCCAACCTCTGGCCCCAACCCTACTTCCCAAAGCCCGGAGCCAAAGAGAAGGACGTCGTCGAAAACTACCTGCATCGCAAGGTCTGCGCCGGCCGCCTCACCCTCGCTGAGGCTCAGCACGAGATCTCCACCGACTGGTACCAGGTCTACCTCGATATCAACGCGGCAGGAGGTTCCCGATGAGCAAGACAATTTATCTTGTAACGCGCACTACCGGAGAGTACGAAAGTCGGGACACCGTGAACCTGGTTGCGTTCACCGTGGAGCAGGAAGCGGCCGATAGAGTGGCGGCCATCCAGAGTTGGTTTTCAGCGCACCCGCGCCCCAGCTTCGATGAAGTATGGGATGAGGAGGCATGTGAGATCACTGGCGAGAAGATGAAGGATTTTATTTGCCCGCTTGATCCCGATCACTTCAACGCCGACAGATTCGAAGAGCCTCGGTACGGCTATCACTCTGTCGAGCTCATAGAGGAGGCGCGATGAGGGTCATCAGGCCAGGAGTACTCCCCGACACCAAGGAATACTACGGCCATTGCGTCTACTGCCATTGTGCCTTCACCTTCATGCGGGGGGAGGCGAAGTTCGAGTCCACCTGCCGCAATGAGGACTACCTCAAGATCGCCTGCCCCACCTGCAAGCGGGAAGTGTGGGTGCGGCTGTGATTCTGCCCGGCTATATCGGCCCTCTCGAAAAGTGGCAGGTCGAGCTGCGCAAGGCCTCGAAGAGCGGCATCCTTGAGCGCCTTGAATGGCTCATCTTCGTGTTCAACATCACGCCCGAGAAATGCCTTGCGATAGCTAAGGAGGCGAAGAAAGAGGGCCGCTGGATCGACCATCACAATGCCCACCTGAAGTTCATGCAAAACCCCAGCGCCGCTCTTGAGGCATCGGTCAAACGTTCAAAGGCGGCCAAAAAAGCCGCCCGCAAAAGAAAGAAGGCCACACGATGACGAATCCCAGAGAACTCCACGAAAGACCCGCCGCGGACGAGGCTGCAAAAACCGAGGACTCAAAGTACCCACTAAACCACTACGTCCGTCCGCTCAAGCAAATCACGATTCGTATCTTCCGCCCTGGCGGCAAGAAGTCGAAGACACATCTATACCGCGCGCCCAACGGCAAGGCATTCACCGAGACCGGCCTTGCGAGCTTGTTGGAGCAGACCATCACCAACATCGAGACGCATCTGCCCGATGAAGACTACGCCATGCGTCAGGTCGGGCGCGGAGCCTTCAACTTTGTGTGGATGGGGAAGAAGGAGGCAGCCTAATGGGATTCTCACTTCCACGCGACCGCTACGAGATGAAGCGCGCCGGATACACCTTCCAGAAGCTCTCGACCTGCAAAGGCTGCAAAGCCACGATCGAGATATGGAAGACGACGAGGGGCAAGACGATGCCCTTCGATCCGCCATCCGCGCCTGGCCAGGACCGCGAAGACGCCGTAGTTCACTACGACTCCTGCACGACAAATCCGCGCAATAAGAAGGCCGCCCAGACCCCGGCCAGCGGTGCACCGAAGATGAGCGACCTGAAGCGCCACACCATCGCCTTCGCCGAAGCCAACAATGCCCGCGCCGTCCTGGTGCTCTGCGATGGTGAGCTGCACTCCTGGGCTCTGCGCGACGGAGAGAACGCCGAGGATCTCCGCAGCGACCTCATCACCCTCGCCAACATGGCCAAGCGCCAGACGGAGGCAACACGATGAATGCGTCTACGCTCGATCCGTCCATCCTTCCCATCTCCATCGATCGCGAGACACCCCACGGCGATCCGCGCCTCTCCAACCCCTTCGAAGACTTCGAGACGATCTACCCCGCGCCGGTCGTAAAGGCGTTCGTCATCACCGAAGAGATGCGCCAGCGAGATGCCGTCGAGCAGCGCGAGAAGGAGATCAAGCGCCAGGCGTCGATCACCTGGACGCCGCCCTTTCCGCGTCGCGTCGTCGAGCAGGTAGCATCCGCGCCCTACATCCTCGCCCCAGGCCGTGGACCCAAGCAGCGCGTCATCCGCACCCTGAAGTTCTGCGAGGCGGGTTGCGGTGCCGAGGTGATGCAGAACACGAAAACCGGCATTTGCCGGGCCTGCTATATGAAGCGCGGCAGCGCGGTTCTCCCGAAGGAGATGTGCAGCGCGGGTTGCGGTAAGCCATTGACTCGCCGATCGAGTACCGGCAAGTGCAGAGGTTGCGCTCTCAAGGGCAATCCCCAGCGCCATAAGTTTCGCCACCGCGTAACTGGGAAGAAGGCTTAGCGACATGAGCCCACGCACCCGCAAGCCACCTGATCCGCGCCACGCTGAAGTGGTGGCCGTCCTTCGGCAGTACTGGGAGGTCGAGCGTAACGAGCTCGTGCCCGACCTGCCATGGACCGCCGCCGACGCCGGCGCGCTCGGGCAGTTCTTGCGGGGCAATCCCACCCTCACCGTCGACCAGGTGAAGGAGCTCCTCCGCAACCGGCTCAAGAGCGACGATCACGCCCGAGGCGAACCGATCTTCGTCTGGATCAAGTACCTCACCCGATACGCGGCAGGCCCGCTCGACAAGTACAAGCAACCGAAGCTCACGACAGAAAGGAGAACCGATGGAAAACCGAATCGCACGGATGAACGGAACGAACAAGCTGCAGACGCTACCCGCGCGGCGCTCGACAGAATACGCGCTGTGGCTGGCCGTTGAGATCGGCAACCTGGCGATCTACCTTGGCCAGCAGAATCAGCTCGACTCCCTCGGCTATCGTCAGGCGCAGATGGCAGACGACATGGTCGACACCAACCCCGTGGCGATGTATCTCGCCTTCGGCCATCTACGCCGCACCTGCAAGTTTCTGCCCACCACCGGAGAGATCCTCGAAGTCTATGCGCCGATCGCCAAGCGCCTTCGCGATGAGGCCGAGACAGCCCAGCGCATCGCCGACGAGCAGGCCATGAAGGCCCAGCGCGAAGCGCATCCGCAAGACTTCATATCGGACGCCGACGTCACGGCGGACGTCGCTGCCCTCGCCGAGAAGGCCACCATTGCCCACCGCGCCCGCCACGCTGCCCAGCGGATCACGATGCCCGCGCCCACTGTCCAGGACTGCCCACACTGCGGCAAAGCGATCCCTACCAAGGTCGCCGACCTCAGCGCCCTCAGCCCCGCCGATCTCCGCTCTATGGCCGACCGCCGCGAGGCCAAGGCGGCCGCCGTCGCCGCCGCTGGCGCGGCAGTACTTCAAGAAAGCAGGAAAGCATGAGCACCATCCACGACACCGCAATCGCGCTCGCCGATCTTTGCCAGGAGAAGCACGACGCCTACGGCGACTCCATCGGCAAGTCGGCCGAGCTGCTGGCGCTGCTCTATCCCAACGGCCTCCGGCCCGATCAGTACCTCGACGCCATCATGGCGGCCCGCGACTTCGACAAGCGCGCCCGGCTCGCCCAGGGCAATGATCCCCACGGTGAGGATCCACGTCTCGACATCGCCGGTTACGCACTAAAGGCCTTGCACTACAGCAGAGAAGGAGCAACAAAGACACCATGCGGATCTGTCAGCGCGGAGGATGCGGCAAAGAAGTCACCGGCACCAAGCGATTCTGCGGAACAAAGTGCAGCACCGCTGACTACGCCGAGCGCAAGCGAGCCGCTCGAAAGGAATTCCGAGACGCTGTCGTCGCTGCCCTCGCCGAGCACCTCCGCAAAGTCGGGTGCCCTTGCCTCAACTGCGATGGCCGCTGCACTGTTCGAAAGCGCAAACGTAAAGCACAGTCGCCTAAAACTCATACGACGCCAGACCATCATTGAGGGGGGCGCAGCTCGTAACTTCGTCGGCCAATGCGCCTTCTGCGGCTGCAACCATGTACTCGATGAAATGAGATACACGGCCCGGTTCGACACCTATACGCTCTACTTCGATTTACGTCAGTGCTTGGCGATCTTCGATGACGTATTGGAGCACAAGTCATGAGGACCATCACCCCCGCCCAGCTCGCCCGCCTCCAGACCCTCTGCTCGCAGATGACCCAGAGCGTCATCGGCTTCGACGGCGGCCGCGAAGGCCGCCTTGCCTGGGCTGGCACGTTGCTGGGCCGCACAGTGCCCACGTTCAGCGCCCTGGGCTTCCACGACGCTCGGCTGCTCATAGACGCCGCGCAGGGCGAGCTGGGCCACCGTGCGCCATTGAAGCCCGGCAGCAAGCGCAACCAGGCGCACAAGCACACCGCCGAGGACGCCCTCCGCGCGGGTGTCGATGGCCGCAAGGATGACGTCGTCTTCGTCCAGCGGCCGGAGATCGTCAGCGCCGAAGACCTGGAGACCATCGCCAGCTACTACCAGCGCCTCGGCTGGGACAAAGCCCGCTTCGATGCCTGGCTCGCCGGATCCAGCTCGCCGATCAAACCGGGCAAGGTTATCCACACCACGCGCCAGGCAAACAGAGTTCGTTGGGCACTCAAAGGCATGCTGCAGGATGCCGGCCTCTGGGTAGATTGGAGCAAGGGATGAAGAAGAATCTGGTCGAAACATACGCGCTCTCACCGCAGCTGCACTTCCCGTGGCATCCGGGCCGCACAACGTCCGTGTTGCGAGCCGCCGAGTTGCTCGGATGTTCGCAGTCCACCATCATCCGGCTCTGCCAGGATGGCAGCCTGGAGGCGTTCAAACGCCGCCGCAACAACAGCCCCTACATCGTCATCTACGATAGCGTCATCCGCATCGCAGATCAGTGGCGCATCGAGAGTGGGGTCTCGTCGCCTCAAAGTACGTCAGGTGCGGCGACTGCCGCTGCTGTGGCCAAGGAAGCCGGTCGATAAACCTAAGCTGCGAGCATGCGCCGCAGACTGGCTTCCTCTTTACTCGCGTCACTTATTCTCGCGTCCGCGCTGGCGACCGCTCCTGCATCCGCAATAGCGCAGTGTCCAACGAACTTCGCGAACATCACCGCAGCCCAGATCGGCGCGAACACTCCACTCCAGACCGGCAAGCTCTCGGTCACGGCCACAGACTCCAGCCATAACCCCATCAACTTCACCGTTCCGGGCAGCGGCATCGGCCTCATGCGCGCCTGGACGCGCAACGTCGTCAACGGTGCCATCACGTTGCCGCTCTGCCTCCCTCGCACCGATCGCACCTCCTCCCCTGTCGGCTATCACTTCCAGATCCGCGACACGAGTGCGGGCGGCGGCAACGCCATCGTTCTCGACCAGTACGACGTCGCCATCCTAGCCGACACCTGGTCGCTCGACACCTACAGCTTCCTGCCCCAGCGCAGCCCCTACACCCTCGCCGCGAACATCGCTCCATGGGCTGGCCCCATTGGGCCGCCTGGTCCCGCTGGCTCCGCCGCCGCCCTCGTCGACTCCGTCACCGGAGCGATCTACATCATCAAGAACGGCGCTCTGGTTACCCTCGCCGGCAACGCCTCCTACCAAACCCTCGCATCGTCAGGCGGATCGCTCTTCTCTCTTCGCCTGTACGGTGCCGTTCCTACCCTCGTACCGGTCTCCTCAACAGCTCCCAACACCGTCATCCTCACCGACCAGAGCGCGGCCAGTACGTACTGGAGCGTCACTGTCGATAACCAGGGCGGTGTGAGCCTCGCCCAGGTCTCTAGCTCCACTGGCGCTCTCGCCTCACTTCCCATCGTCGATACCGGCGATGGCGTCACCAAGCTTCTCTCGATCTCCAACGGCGCTCCAGCGCTCTCCTACTGACCCTGAAAGGATCACCGTCCGTGCTCAAGCGCATACTGATCGCCGTCTCGCTCTCCGTTGCTTTGCTCGCCGCCGCACCCACGCCCGCCGTTTCCCAAACAAGCAGCAACGTGCCCATCGTGACTTTCCGTGGAACTTACGCTGGCTCGACCGTCTATGGCCAGGGCGTCATGGTCCTCTATCTGGGGTCGAGTTACATTAGCCTTTCCTCTTCGAACCAGGGCAATGCACCATCGACTAGCCCTACGTTCTGGCAGCTCATCACGAGCGCAGCCAGCACAGCCACGCCAGCGGGAAATAACTACTCCCTGCAATTCAATAACGGGGGGGTTCTCGCCGGATCAACGTTCCTCGGCATCCCCGTTGTGAGCAACCTCGGCCCGCCTCGCACCGCGAATTACCAGGATATTGTCGGCTTCTTCGGCGGCGGGGCATGTTCAGGGCTGCTGTCCTCGAACGGGAGCTGCGTCAGTGCCGGAGCGACGATCGTGCCCTATAGCTGCAGCGGCGCACTCGCTCTCACGCTCACGCCAGGCGACTCCATCTTCGTCATCACTGCCACCGCGAACTGCTCCATCACCCTTGCGACCTCAGCCGTTACCAGCATCGCTCAGCGAGGCACTGTCATCATCCAGCCTGGCGGATTCACGGTGACAGTCCCCAATTCGAGCAGCTCCCTCGCTTGGTATAGCGGAACGCCTCCGCCCATCAGCACCTCCGCCACCACGATCTTCGATCTCCTCTTCACCGGCAGCGCGCCCACTTACGGAAGGTACTAGAACAAGTCTTCAGAGTTTTAGCCCGACCAAGCAAATCACCACATTTTCAGGAGCGCATAATGCGTAAGTTTCTTATCTTCACCCTGGCTGTATTCTTCGCAGCATCGATTCCTGCGTCCGCTCAGACGGTCGCTACGGACAGCCTTGCAGGTACGGCAGGGACCACACTCGAAGCGCATACATCAGGGGGCGTCACATGGGTTCGCGCGGCGGCAAGCACCGACGAGTTGGTAATTCGCGCAGGCGGAGGGGTGCGTCAGACGGCTACAAACGGAGCTACATCCTATGCCGCCACCTCTCCCGCAACCGCAACGGCGGACTATTACGTTACCGGCACTTTCTTGCCTCAGACTGCAGCCGCAAACAACGTCGGAGTTGGAGTACGCGTTCAGTCGAATGATGCTGATGGTTATTACGCAATCTATCAGACAGCGGCGTCTTCGCTAGGCCTCTTCAGGGTCTCGGGAAATGGTGCCACATTCACCCCTCTTGGCTCCTACACCTTCACGGAAACAGTAGGCTCTTCGATAACAATTTCGGTCGGAGCCGTTGGTACCGCGCTGACCGTCCAGTTGAATGGCAGCACGGTTATTAGCGGTGTCAGCGACAGCACATATGCCACCGGCATTCCGGGTGTGAATATGTACTCGTCGGGTGACACCGACTCGACTGGCTGGGCTATGACCAGCTTCAGTTACACCAACGGTGCATTGCCCAACAGCGGAGGCGGTTCGTTCACACTGTCCGCAGCAGCAAACGACAGCAGTTTTCTCTATTCTCCCTGGAATTGGGCTCAGGGAACTTATACCAGCGGCACCTACGCGGGCAAGACATATGCGGCAGCGGTGAACCCAGGCGCGTATATCCGCCAGCAGTACCAGTTCGGCACTTCCGCAGTGTTGCACTTTGATGTGACAAACCTCGGCAGCTTCAATGCGGCCGACATTCCGCACATAGCTGTTCGTGTCGACAATGGGCCATTCGTCAAGTACTCCGCCGCCACATCCGTTGACATCAGCTCGCAGTTGAATTCCAACACCTCCACCGGCCAGAACCATCTGATCGAGATCCTGTTCAACAGCGTGCAAGAAGCAACCGGGGGGCAGGAGCGATTCAACGTAGTCTCCGGAACAGGTGTCGTTGCCCCTGTCGCGTCACTGATTTTTCTCGGAACCACCTACAACAGTGGAGCTACGTGGTCCGCTCCTCCACGTCGAAAATATAACGTCCTTCTCGATGGGGACTCGATCACAGAGGGCGCAGATGCACAGGGAAATAGCACCTCCGGAAACAGCTACCCAGGCACGAACAATGATGCTTCGGCTGGGTGGGCCTTCAACTTGGCGCAAGCCTGCGATGCGGAAGTCGGCGTTGTAGGATTCTCCGGCCAGGCCGTCGCGAACACTCTCTATTACGTCCATAACGCGCTCTACACTTACGCCTCGGTCTATCAAGGGGTACCGAGGAACTTCGCCTCGCCAACACCCGATGCAGTTGGCCTCGACTGGGGAACGAACGATGGCGCTTCCGCGCAGTCGGACTTCGTGGCTGGGATTCAGACGATCCATTCCACGATCGCCACTGCAGCTCCGCATGCCAAGTTCTTCATGTGGGAGGACTATCGCGCACAGCAAACCCCAGGCGAGGTTGCTGCCATGTCTGCAATCGGGGGCAAGCTCATCACCGGCTTACTCGACGGCGGATTTATGACCAACGGTATCGCCGATAGCTATGACGGCAATCACCCGACCGCTACCACCCACGCGACCAAGATGCTCCCAGTTATTTCGAGCGCTGTTTGCGGTCTTCTTTCCGGCTCTCGCACCCCGACATATTTCTAAGGAGAACCATGCACGTCATCCTTCTTTTTGCAGCTTTCGCAACAGCCAAAACAAGCCTTCCGTCGACCGAGATTCGCCCCTGTAAAGTCGTCATGCCGCGGCCGAATCCGCTGTCGCCTCCACCCGCCCTCATCATCTACCGGGACGGCACCTTTATCCGCGTCCAGAACGCCCTCGCGCCCGAGGTCGAAGCCATCGTGGACTGCTCCTCCGCCGACGCCTACCCGAACAAAAACCGCCCCGCGACCCGACTCATCCCCGGCCGCACCCCAAAAACCTCTTCCACCCCCTAAAACCGCCCGCCGCCGCCCACTTTACCCGGACTGCCGCCGGGCCTCAAACCCGCACCAGTGTTGGGTTTCACGCTCTTTGACAACCAGAGAAACGACCTGTCACTTTCGCCGGGTAAAGACTTTACGTGGATTCCGTCTCCGTCGTCGTCGAGTTTCGGGGAAAACTGCCACCTCTCCCATGTAAACTTTACCCGGATCGGTGCCAAATATCTCTGCCGCCTCCCACATCCATAACCGCCCGCCGACCTGCCCTAAACCCACGCCAATCCCGCTATTTCCGACCATTGCCGCTCATATCCCGCTAGTGACACTGATCTTTGTTACTCACACTCCCGTTTGAGCTACTTACACCCTCGCAGTCGCTACAATTAAATCAGCCC